TTATCTGGTGATTTATAAACTGATGCACCAATATATTGACCTGTTTGTGCTGTCGTCATATTATATGCTGAGTTACCCGCAGAAGTTCCAATAAAAAACATACCTTTTGGTTTAAATTTTGGTTTAATTTTATTTGCTTCTTCTTGTTGTTGTTCCCATAATAATTTTTTTGCTCTAGCTCTTCTTCTTCCTTCTGCATCAAGACCCGGGTCAAAATCTACAAATTGACCATCTTCTACCCATTGTCCTACACCCGGGCCAGTCATTTCATATTTTGGTAGTAAAGGGTCATATATTTGAGTTTTAGTAGCACTACCTAAACTATCATAAAAACCACTGTTTAATTTACTTTGAATATCCTTTACTTGTTCTTCATAAGTTTTTATTTTATCTAAACCTTTAAATCTTTCAATTCCTTGGTCTGGCCCTACTCCAAATTTTTTACCAAATTCATTTGTATAAGTTCCTGTTTTATTCCATTCATCTTGTCTTGCTTCTTCTTGTGTTATCCAATCATTTAAAAATGATTTTTCTAATTCTGCCTCTCCTGCATTAGCTATTGATTCCATAAAAGTAGCAGGTATACTATTTATATAATCTACTTTTCTTTTTTGGTAATTATAAGGGCCTACATTCTCATTATTAAATTCTATATCTATAAGTGGTAAAGGCGTTTCTATTATTTCGTTCCAAGTTTCTTCAGCATTTTTAGTAATATTTAGTAAGCCACCACCACCAAAACCTTTATCTTCGCCTCGTTTTTTTAGTAATTCTAATTGTGATATAACACCTTCTGTTGGATGTTTTTCTCTATGTTCTTTTATTAATCCTCTTTCAATAGCAGAATCTTTCCACCATTGAAATTTTTTATCATTCATATATTGAGCAGGAATATTAAGCCATCCCGGAAATTTAGATTCTTGGGCACCGCCAATTCCAGATGCAGTAATATATCCTTTATCTAAACCCCAATCATAAAAAGCTTCATCTGTCCAATTATTCATACCACCCGGTAATGCACTATAATCATTACCTGTACTATAAAATTGATTTGTACCAATACTTGACATATAGTCTTTATATGGGTCAGTTTGTTGGCTACTACCTGTTCCAGTTCCACTACCAGTTTGGTATTGTTGGTTTCCAGTATCAGTTCCTCCGCCAGAGTCTCCCCCACCAGAACCTCCACCACCAGAGCTTCCACCACCCGTAGTAGTGGTAGCATCACCTATCCATGTTGGGTCTTTTCTACATACTCCATCTGGCCCCATAACTTGACCAACAGGACAACCAGAATATTGATTAAAAGTTGAAGGTGTTCCTTGGGTAATATTTTTATATGCTTGGCTAGTAGTAGCTAAAGTACCATAATTATATGGGTCAGTATTAACTTCACCGATATCCCATGTCATAGTACTTGCATTCCATGTTAATGCTGAATAAGGGGTTGTAACTCTACCCGGTGTTACCCATTGTGCCATTATTTCTCCAGTTTAGTATTTTTTATTTGTTCACGTAAATTAAGTATTTGACGCAGAGAAGCCAGACTCCCCTGCTTGCGGTACAGTTCCAGTTCCGATGTTGCCACCTCCAGACCCAGTTGGGTCGTTTGGATTTGCTCCCGGAGGTACTCCTCCAGATTCACCCATAGGGGATTGCCCACCATTGCTTGTATTTTCTTGTATTCCATTTACCATTCCCATTATTTGTGCAAATATTGCCGCTTTCTCTGGGTCATTAATAACCTTTGCAGGGTCAATATCTAGCGTTTTTGCAATTTCTGATAATATTGTATGCCATTTAACAAATGGTGCAAGAGATGGATTTGATGCTGTTTGCATAAATGTCATTAATCTTTGTGACCTTACTTCTTTTTGCATTAATGAAGAAGTTCCTCTTGCTCTAATTTCAATATCACCAACTATTTTAGGAGAGTCTTCATTAAATTGCATATTCCATGAAAATAAAGATTCTCCGAGAGGGCGTAATAAATAATCGTCAATATTTTTAATAACTGTTTTAATATTTAATGCTGATGCTCCCATTAACATTGACATTCCTGCCGCAGTTCTTGTTGTAGATTGAATACCTGTTTGACCATGTGAATAGGAAGGCATTCCTGTTGATTCATCAGCTAATTGTCTGAATCTATCAAACATCATCATATTTTCATTAGCAGTACTAGGAAATTTAACTCCATGTATAGATTGACCCGGCATACCACTTTGTCTTCTAAATATTTTACCCGGATATACTGACATGTCTTGACCCGGTACTAACATAGTTTCATCTATATCAAATACAAGGTTTCCTGCTAATGCTAAATTATCAATAGCCATTCTTGCATGACCATTCATAATTTGTTGTGAATCATCCATATTTTCTGGAATACCTATTCCAAAGAATTGATAAGGATTTAATTCATACGGACAAACAGAAAAAGGTAATCTCTCTGGTGTAAAAGGATTAAGAGCTAATCGTAATACTTGTCCACTTGCTGATACCCATGCATTAACTTGCACTTCTGCTATATCATCTTCTATTTCAATCATAGATAATCCTGCTTCTTCAACAAAAGCTTTATCCATAATTCCCCAATATTCATAAACTTCAAATCTATCTTTATCTAAATCAGTTTGATTTTCTCTATCTTGTAAAGACGATTCATATGAACGAGGAGTATAACTTTCACCCATTTCAAAACAAGCATTAATAGCATCTTCTCTAAATAATGGTCTATTTATTAAATCTCTCATTTGAGAACGATTAAGAACATGTCGTTGAATAACATATTCTGCATCTTCCATATTAACAGCATGTGGGTCTGGGTAAAAATCCCAACATGATACTGCTTCTAATTTAGGAACAAGTTTTGATTCTGGTGTATATTCTCTTTCACCAGTTTCTGGATTATCTACCCATCTATTAATTGTTTCATTATAATTAAATGGCCCTTTTAGTACACCTGTTCCAAGTAATGCCATTTCAAAAAATACATGACGTAAAACTGTAATAGCTTGTGTTGAATCTAATTGGTCATGAATATATTTCTCTAATTCAGCCGCCGCCATTGCCGCAGGTTCTATCTGAGGCATAGATTTTAAATCTGGTGCAGGGCCTTCTTCAAAGCCTGCTTCACCTAATTCTTCTTCTAATCCACCTAATATTTCTGCTGTTGCACCTGCAGGTATACTTTTCCCATCACCGGGAAATCCATAAGGACTTGCGGGTTGGGGTTGTTCCTGTTGTTGTTTTGGTTTTAAATGGGCATACTCCGCAATACCTTCTGGTACTGGTGTAGGGTCAATTCCTAAAGGAAATTTACCTGTTCCAAATAGTACTTCAATTATTTGACCAAAAGAAGCTAGCACTTTTGTTTTTGTAACTTTAACAAAAACTTTAGATTTTTCTTTTTCTGTAAAAGCCATTTCGTTACCATAGATTCCTCTATAATTACGATATGCTTTTAGCCATCTAGTTTCATCAAAGTGACGAGCTTGTTCTGATGTTTCAAATCGCTTTTTTACTAATGCGGCAAGACCACTAATTTCGTGGTCGGGTGCCTCAACTCCGATTTCAGCCATATTAATTCTTAACTATTGTGTGAGCCTTGTTTTATTCTTGTACTTGCAAAAGCTTCTAATTTTTCTTTAGGTGCTTTTCCACCTGCTCCAGAAAATTCTCCATGTGAATATTTTTTCATAATACTTCCATCTAATTTTCCTCTTGCAGGAGTTTTATCAGCAACTGAAGACATTTCTGCGTGTTTAATTTTTTTCATTATTTCTGACATTATTTCCTCCTAATAATCTTTTTCATTTGCTTTCTTCCAAAATGAAGATTGCACATGACTGTTTGGTTTACTTGGATAATCTTTTGTTGCAACCTCTGGGTCAGCTTCTCCGCCATGAGCAGATAAATTAAGATTATTTTTATTTTTATTTTTTGGATAAGGCATACCAAGGTCGCCCTGTTTATATTTTGTCAATATTGGTTGTGGCATTTAGCCCTCCTTTATTTTTTCTTTGAAATAATCCATTAATTTTGGGTTATCTACAAATATTGTTGTTAAACCATTAGCTAAACCATTAACTACTAGCTCTTCTACTTTATCATCTAATTCCATATTCCATTGATATATGATTGCGTGCAAACATTCATGGAGTAAAGTATTAGCATGAGAAACTCCTTTTTCTTCGGCTGTGTAGCCAATAATTCCTTCTTTAGCAAAAAACTGTCCTTGTGCTTCATTAGCACTTGCTACAGTTTGTTTCCATTCTTCTAGTTTATAATCTCTATAACCTATTTTAATTTTTTCTGGTATATTCATTTAGTACCCAAATACTCTATCTACTGGTTTAAATACTTTTTCTTTCGAATTTTGAAAAAGCTCTTTCATTACACTAGGATGCATTGGTCTACTCATACAGCCGTATCGTAAGGCATCATAAGCATGGTCTTCTGCATTTGTATCCACATCTTCTGGATTATTTTTATCTAGTGGTAGTAGGGGCAATGTTCTAATTAAATTTACGCAATTAGAAAAAACTTTTAAAGTTGGTTCATTATCTTTTTCATGTACTTTTAATCGTTTATGAATTTCTAATTTACCATTTATACGACTCTTGGGTGACCTATCTGATGGTCTCCACTTACATCCTTCTTGTATCATTGTTTCAGCTATACTTGGGCCAACATCTCCACGTCTTGCCCATGTTGATGAATCGAGTACACCATATCGCATAAACTCACCTTGTTCAGCTTCTAGTACTTTTTTTGCAAATTCATCTGCTGTAATTTTTTTGGTATATAACTCTCTATAAATCCATAGATTATTATCCCAATCAATAGCAAACCATAAACAGCAAGCATTAGAAGAATACCCCCAGTCAGCAGCACGAAAACGAGACCACCCCCTAGGGATGTCAAAAGGGTCGACAATATGGGTTGTTTTGTTAAATTCTGGGAACGAAGAATTTTCAAATGCACTCCAGTCGCCTTCTAAAAATTGTTTTCTCTGTACTTCCGGTAATGATGCCAACATGATATAATAATCATCTGTCTGCATCAAGTATGGGTTATCTTGTAATTTAGCAGGTATAAATCTTCTTGATATTTTCTTTATACCTGTAGGTGTATCTATTGATACGTTGAAAGCTTTATTTGGTTCAGTAGGGTCAACGAACATTTCCTTGACCCACTGAGAACCTATATTCCCCGGATTGCCTGTAGCTCTCATATATACAGGAATATCTGGGTCTACACTTCTAAGCGATGAACGCAAGAAGTTGTATACATCGGGAGTTGGATATTGGGGTAATTCGTCTACACCTATCCAAGTGTATGATTGTCCTTGGTAACGCAAAACATCTGTCATGTTTTCTGCATAACCAAATTCAATCCTTGCACCAGAAGGAAATCGCCATTCTTTTTCTTGCTCTCTCCATCTTGCACCTTTAAAAGCTCTTGAGTATAAACGCTGTGAATGCGTTATCATATCTCTCAACTCTGGCATTGAACGCCTAATTAAAAGTGCTCGGTGATGTGCTTTATGACAATATCGCAAAGGGTCAACAAGCATCGCATATGATTTTCCACCACCTCTTGCTCCACCATAAAAGACTTCTCTTTCGGCTGATGCTAGAAATGATGTTTGAGGCCCATCATTTGGTTGAAAGATGACCTCTTGATTTTTAACTAACTCTTGAACATTATCTGGAGTATTATCTAAAGTACCCTCATCAACTACTGTTGTATCTGTTCCGTCAAGAGCTTGACTAATTTCTTTTAAACTTTTCTTTTTATTTTCAGCAGATGTTCTAGCTAATAATAATTTTGTTTGTGCTTTAGCTACTTTATCTTCTTGTTTTTTTATTGCAAGTCTTGTAGCTCTTTTTGCCTTTTTTAAATCGTCTTGTAAACCTTTAGTTCTTTTTACACCTTGCGTTTTTTTTGGCTTTGGAGGAGGTATATCATTCATTAAGTTCTCCTATTTATCGCCTTTATCAAACCAACATGTGATATGTATCTTCCTGTTGTTGCAGTAACCCACTGGGCTACTTCACGATATGAAGAATTTTCTAAGTACTCTTTAGCTTTTTCTAAAGCTGTTAATTCTTTTTCAATTGGTTCTAAACTATGATTATCTTCTGCTAGTTTATAACCAAATGGTACTGTATTACCTTTTCTCGTCTTCAGCATCAATGACATTTATCTCCTTTGCAGGCAATATAAAGATTCCATGTTGAATCTTTGCCTCAATATCTAATTTTTCTCTTTTAGCTATACCTACTCTATCGAGTATTTGTTTAGCTGCTTCCATACGGATATTTGCTTGGGGGATACTTCCATCAGCATCAAGAGCATGTGTCATACTCATTACTGCTTTTGGGGAATGGGCGGCTAGAACATTTTCTGCTTGTTCTATAATCTCACTCTTTAATGACTTAACAACTTTAGGCCATGTATTAGGATGATACCCTACTATCTCTCCTGCTTTTTGCGGGCTACCTTGGGCTTCACCAAACAGGACACTAAGAAACTTTTCTTGTTGTTCTGTTAACTCTTTTTCTTTTTTCTTTTCTGGTAGTAGTGTCATCTTTATACTCGTGCATCCAATCTAATTTTGGGCCATGATAAAAAGCTTTATATTTTCTTCCTTGCCAATCTGTATCCCAATACCATTGTGACACATACTTTTCCATTAAATATAAAAATCTTTAGCAGATGTTTTTGTTTTAGATTTTTCTTTTTTTATATTAAATCCAAATGCTAGTTTAAAAGCTGCTATTAATCCATATGGGTCATCATGTGGATAACCAATACAATTAAGCCCATTGTCTTTTTTGCTTACTTTTTTCCCGTCTTTCTTTTGACCACTCCGGGATATTTTTATTTTCTTTTTCACGTTGTTTATATCCTCTCTCTGCTGTTGCTAAAATTTGTTCTCTAGCTTTATCTTCCTTTCCACCCACATCTGATATAATAGATAGGTTAGGAGCAGATATAACTCTTCTAATATTATTACTCCTACACGGAAAATTTCTTTTACTGATAGGAAGATGCTCTGTAAATTTTTCCCCAGTTTTTGTATTTTCAAATTCATACAAGGGCATTAGGTATATCTAGAAGATTTTCTTTTATAAGGCGTATGACCATTAAATTTAGAAGATTTACGCATATATTGATAAGAGCCTTTATCTTTTGATGAACCTAAAGCTCTTTTAATATCATCTTCTGATACTAATTTTAGTGCTTCTGTTATACCAATTTTATTAACAAGTGATATAATTTTTTTATCTTCCATATTATTTTCTATGCGTTATTTGCTTCATATGATGTATGCTCACAATTCTTGCATTCACAAGATGTGCAAGAACCACCATTACTACAATGGCAGCCGTGTTCACAGTTTTTACAATTTCCTGAATTTTCTTTCATAGTTTCTTCTCTTAAATGCCATCCGTATCTTTCAGACCAGACAGCTTTTATCATTTATTTTTTCTTTTTCTCGGGTTTGGATGTTTTTTAATTTTAGGTTTAGGTTTAATCTTAGGTTTTATTTTTGATTTAATTTTAAAATCTCCAGTTGAAGAGTCTAATGTATGCCATTTTCCTTCATCTCGTTTCATCATTAAAAAATTAGCAGTAGCACCCATTGAAAATTCTTGAATTAATTTACTTTGTATATTTTTTGGTAGTATTCCAGAATTTGTATATTTATTAAATACTGGATTTATTTTTTTATATACATTTTTTTGATAATCAGTATAATTATTATCCATTATTTCTTTCTCCCTGCAGTTTGTGTGCGTGCATATGACCTGTTTGCCCGTTTCGGCTTCATTGTTAGATTAGAACGGGAATTATTTCTAGTATTATTATCACGATGAGAAACATCCTTACCATCTCCTACTTTT